GATTTAAAAATAATATTTGGTATTAAAGGCTTTTCTTTTGTACCAGCCCCGGCGTGATTGTAAAGTGTCGTATTCATTTTTTATATTTTTCTGAGATTATACATGGAGCAGCGGCCTTCCAATCTGTTAAATGATGAAATCTTGTGTTTGCTGTTCCCATTCTATTTATCCGCATACAATCTGGCCTGCATATTACAGTATAAAAACTCTTTGTATAAGTACCGCTATCTAAATATGCGGTTGACATACCGCCTGTATTCTGTTGTGTTGGCAACTGATCTACCTGGATAAACGGAATAGTCATAAATACTTTACCTGTATGAGATAGCTGCATATATGTATTCACATCTTCATTCAACCGGCTAATAAAATTAAACCTCCTTTCTGTACTGCAAAAAAAACTGTTCATTGCTTTTCGTTTCGGTTTCTTATTAAAATTAGTTTCACCGCCAAACCAATCACCACCCTGAGAAAAACAGATACTTGCAAAGCCAGTATTCAAATAATATTTAAGGGTTGCTAAAAAAACATTGTCTATATTTTTTATTATCTTATACTTTCCTGTTGGGTGTACAAGGCCCTGTTTTATTCTAAATTTAATTTGCCCATAATCATCGTCCAAAACTAAAAAATACTTAAACCCCAATTTTTCGGCAAAGTCAAAACAGGCATTTCGTGCATGAGTAGTTGTTCTGTAGTTACCTGAGTTATCAAAATTATCAACCAAAGAAGCATAATACTTTTTATCAAACTGCAATACATTTTCTTTGTACTTATTAAAGTATTTTTCGGCTTTGTTATCTTCATTATCAATAACAAGATAGCAGGGTAATTTACTGCCTGCCTGTTGCAGCATTTTTAATGTTATTACATTCTCCGGCCTTCCGTGAGTAATAATAAATATACAAAAATTATTCTCCATAATTATCAAAATATTGGTTTGCTAAATCGTGTGCTAAAGTAATATATCCAAAAGCATAAGCCTTATTAAAATCAATAACTACTAAAGCGGATCGCTCCATAAATTGTTGCATCTCAGGCGTTGCATGCGAATAGTAATCTGCAATCTTTTCATAATTAAAAACGGTATGCCTTCGGGCCGCCTGTATTAAAAAGGCTTTTTCATCTTCAGGTAAATCGGAGTTATTTATTTCCTGTATTAATCTGTTTGCTTTTGAATTGTCGGCCAACTCTAATATATGAGGCTTTTTATTTTTAGGCTCATACAAAGGAAGTGTAATATTAGAAGTGTATTCGCTTTCTTCTTTTATCTCTGCCTCTGATCCAAATAAATTGAACTGTTTCATAATTTAGTGTTTAATGCTCCGCAGCTTCGCAAAATACATCGTATAACAGCCGGTTTTGCAAAATGCAGGCTTGACGGAATTGTTATCATCTTTTTATCTTTTATCATCTTCAGAATATCTTACCCGTCCCCAGGAAGTCTATTACCTGCACTTCGCAAAGCCGTAATCCGTTAGCGGTAATTACACGAACGCATAAGTAGCCTTATTTTTTTCTTCTTCTAATAACCGTATTGCATTTAGAAACTCAATTTCTGTTAATTGCTGTTTGTCAAAATAAGGCTTTACTTCAATCACTTTTTTAGTGCCAAAATAATCTACAATCTCAATCAGAATGTAACTACCGCTAACATCGGTTTTGCGTAATGCCTGCTTTTGTGCTTGTTTTGAACTTTCGTTTTTCATATCAACTTTTGTAATTTAATGAGCATCAGTAATTCTATTACGGCACTAACGCAAAGCCGTGAGCGTTATGTGCAAGGCTACATTGACTCGTACATTCGGACAATATCGCCCATTTCATTTTGGTGTATTTTACAGTCGAATATGTATGACTTTTCAGCGTTTTGTTTTTTATTTTCTATAACTTCTGTCAGTACTTTTTTTAATGTCCCTGATTTTACATAACCAACTATTTGCCTTTCATCGGCATATTTATCCATAATTTTAGAAGCATCTTCCAAAGCCCTGTCATAAGAACATTGTCCGCTTTTAAACTTTTCAAATACACCAAAGATTTCATTTGCTACAATTTTCATTTCGTTTTCAAATTAAATTTAGTGCTGATAAACCGCCCAGCACATAACAGCGGTTTGCGTCACTCCGCCGAGGGGGTTTTATTTCGGGAATAATATGTTAGTGGCCATTTTAAATCTGACTCCAACAGTTGCCTTCAAAATCAGGCTTTTCTAAGTTTTTATCTTGACTTACTATTTCAAAAACTAAGTCATTTTTAAATATCTGCTCGGGTGACCAAGTAATACCATCAAGTTTTTTAAAATCAGTATCCGTTGGGCAATCTTCGCCTATTTGCAGGTAAATTTTTTCGGGTAAATTTTTCATTTTAATTTTTTGTTTATTAGGTTTAACTCTGTTGTAAAATAATCTAAGTTGTAATCAACCCTATCTTGTGGCGCATTTTCTTTGTTTTCAGTCCAAAAATTAATTGCAATCTCAACATACTTTCTTCTGTTTAAAAGCTGCCCCTTTGACAATGAGTTAATTTCGTTTTTCATTGGATGATTAGAAAAACGGCTGCTAACATCGGTTTGGCAAAATTGCCGTTCTGTGCTACTATTTGACATTTTATCTAATTTTTTAAGTTTGTGCTACTATTGAAGTTTTGTGATCGGCAACTTCGCCAAGCCCGGAAACGTTAGTGGCAATGTTAGAACTGCCTCCTAAAACAAATATCCTCCGAATTATTGTAAGATAACCTTGTGCCGATAGGATTACCATAATCAATCAAGCCCCAACTTTGTTTTTGGAATCTTAAATGATTTTTGAAAACATTAATAAATCGTTTTACCGTTTGAACCACTTTTAAATCTTGACCTTTTATATATCTATGTGTAGCTTCTTTTTCACCCTTTTTAAAAAGATTCCAAACATTTTCACCAGTAAGACTTGATTTAATAAAATACTCTTTGCCTTGATAAATAACAAGGTCGTAAGTTGTGGGCTTGAATGATTGTTTGAAAGCCCAAATAATTTGTCTGATTTTTACTTCTAATTTTCGCATTGTATTGAATTTTATGAGAAACACTGCCACTAACAAGGTATTGCCAAAAGCAGGGCGTTGTCGGTTAATTAATCTTTTTTACTTCTATTGGGCATTTGTGCAAGGCTGAAACTTTCTGCTTCTAAATCCCTGCCTTCGGCAATACCCGAACCGTTATGCCACATGCCCACCGACACGAGAGTTCCATTTTTCATTTGCCCATTCCTCACACTTGTCAAAACCATACCTTATGGTTGCCGTTACTTGCTTTGTGAAACACTTGGTACATTTAACCTCTATCTTTCTACTTTTAGTATGGTTGTTGCCTATAAATGTTTTCTTTGCCTCTCCACCGCAAAAAGGGCACGAGAGCATAACAGCACCCATATTCAATTGCGGGTTTTTTTCTTCCTGTGTCATTTTCCTGCGGTTTTAGTTATCTCAATTATTTTATCAATCAGCGCACTTGTCGCTTCGTGGTGGGTAGGGTATGTTACTGCTGATTGCCCATAATATCTTGACTGAAAGATATAATAAACATATCTTTTTTTACCCGTATCATCATTCAGCTTTGGTTGTGCCCACCCATCAAGACCCTTCTTCTCCCGAAACCATTCTAAGGCTTCGGCATGGGTAGGGGCGGAGGTATAACCCTTTTGACTATTCCAATTTGCTGACCAATGATTTTGGTTAGGATACTCAGCTACTGTGTAGTAATCCCTCACAGTGAGATCAAACCCGATCTCTTTCAGGGCTTTGGATTGTTCATGGGTGCAGTGGTTGGTCATTTATTAAATTGTTTGATTGTATCATTATAATAAGCTGTATAGAAATACGCCGTACACGTAAACCATCCCATTAAAAAATCTGGTATTGGATATTTTAATAAATATGTGTTTAGTGCCATCAGTATTAGCTTCACTATTATTGCAACAATAATTCCTACTAAATATCTCATCTCTCCCCCTCCTTTATCGCCTCCTTACAGGCGGTGATGAGGGCTACGGCTTCTTTAGCTATTTGGTTGTCTGACGGAACAGAGCCTGTTATTTTATTAGAAAGTCGAATATTATAGTCAGACCTAATCATACTCGCCACATTCACGAGCATTTCAAGATCAATGTCATTGGATTCTTCGTGTGTGTAGATGGGTTGAGTGATGTGAAACCATATTCCATCGCCTTGTATATCGCCAAAACAATATGGGGCAGGATCATCATGATCTATCTCAGATAATTCCATCTCTACAAGATACTTCTGACCTACAACAAGGTCTTCGGGGTTGATTTTTTTCATGGGGTTATGATTATAAATTAAACTTCTGTTGTCCACGTGTGAGCCTCCACGTGTAGTTGATTTTACCGTAATGTTCATTGACCTTTAGCGGTGTCTTTTCTAACAGCCCTAGCTTAGTCAGGTCAGTGATAGCCCTACGGATGCTTGTTTCAGGACAGTTAAGCCCTAATGAGCGATGAACCTGCAATGGAGTGAAACAGCCTCCGTAGTTAGCCTCGAAGAACGCTAATACCCGATCCTGCTGTCTACCTGCCTTCACCTTCGCATCATGCAGATCATCGCCTTGTAGGTCTATGGTGTTGTGGAATGTCATACGCCTTCAATGTCGATTCGTTCAGGTACGTTAAACAGGTTTTCTTCCATCCACTTCCTGCAATCCTCAATCCGTTGCTTTAGCTTATCAATCGCTTCGGGATCGTATGGAATATCAACTACGTGAAGCCGTTGCGCTTTCGGTATATCGTATGTCCACTCCTCTACGTTGCTATGAAAGTCGAAGTAAGGATTATCATACTTAAACAACTCAATGTCATAGATTGCGTTACGTTCGATCTGCTGACAACGCTCAATGTATTCATCGGTTTCTTCATCAATGCTCTTTAACTTCCACGCTAACCGCCTCTTTTCTTCGAGTATCTCATCAACAGGTGAGTTACAGAGCGCATAGAATAGCTTTGCCGATTTCAGACCTGTCAGCCACATATAACCCTGCACCTGCCAATAGTAGTCCTTATCTAACTTAGAGTGTTTAGCGTTTAGGAATGTCCATACATCATAGCTAGACTTCGCCTCTCCGATAATATCCTCTATGATGTCAGGCGTACCGATGATAAAATCGTTCTTAATCGTTTCGGTGTTCTTCACGTAATTCTTAGAGTGGAGGGAATTAAATAGCCCGATTGATTCATTCTCTACGGCAATACCTTTCTTGAGCCATTTATTCTCTAAGGTCTTGCGTCTACCGTACTGCTCTGATATAAACACTTCAATGAGGTGCTTCTTACAGGTTTCGCCAATGACCTCCGATTTATTTTTAGGTTCGGTCATTATCGTACCTAATGAACTTGGATGGAACAGTATCATGCAGGGAGGGAGGCTTTAAGTTCTTCTTTCACTTTAACTACCGATGGATGGTTTTTCTCCTCCTTAGTCAGAGCCGTGTAAACCTGTCGTAGTTCTTCCTGATTGGTGCAGGATGTCAGGTTCAGGATGGCTACGGTAACATCTACCTGCTTTTGTTCCTGTGGTGGAGGCGGAGGTGTAGAACGGATACGAAGTGCGTCTGTAACCTCTCCAAATGCTTTAACGCCTTGTTCTACGTAAACCTGCACCCGTATATTCTGCCAGTCATTAATAAAGTTAGACCCTCCTGCAAGTTTCCGCACCGCCTTACAGTTCGTTGCGTTCAGGATCATGGGCTTCATGTTCTCAACAAAGTAGGCAACGTTCTTCATTTCCTTTTCCTTCGTGCCTCGTGTCTGTTCTAATCTAACTTCTTTAATGGTCAGGATAATATCCTTGTAGTCTTGCAGATCAGCCGCCCCGATGTACTCGGAGTTAAATGCTTTTTTCCAATGTGTTTTTTCCATTCTGTTATTCAGGTTTAAATTCGGTATCCATTTTAATTTCGCTGATGAATGCGCTATCTAGTTCAGCCTCGTAGCATAATTGCAACACTTCTTCCCGTTCATCTTGACGTTGAATATCTGATCTGAATCTGACATCAATACTGTCGAAGTAGACTCTGATCATGCGCTTTAGTAGTTCTTTGTTCATTATTTCCTTTTATGTTTAGGTGTTAGTGATCTGATTAGTCCGATGATGTAGAATAGTCCGACTAGGGCTACTACTATTGCGATTCCTGTTGTGATGGGGTTCATTTGCTGATCCAATATGATGTGAAACCGCTAGGGCTTGTATGGATGCCACTTGTAGCGTTATCCGCAGTGGTCAGCATCCGTAACCAAATGTTAATGTTGTTCGTGATGAAGGTGTGCATTATATTCCTCTATTATGTTAATCAATATCTTTACTTGTGAATCCCTCGCAGCATCCCTCGCAGCAGCCCTCGCAGCAGCCCACGCAGCAGCCCACGCAACATTCAATTCTTCGGCAGTTGCCTCACCTTCGTTGAATCGTTCAGCGACTTCTACTGCGTTTCTGCTTCGCTCATCGGTAAGCAGATGCCATATCTGACGGCAGCACTGTGTTGCGAACTTTCGATTTACGTAGTCGGGCAAAATCCCTTTACAAGTGGCAGCCCAAATCTTATCATTATCAGGTATTCTTTCATCATTCAAGATGTCGAGAATAGTACCATTGAAATCACCGTATTTTTCCTGTGGTGAATAACAGGGTTGGAATTGGTCAAAGTCTGACCATGTGAGTTGTTTCATGTTTCAGTTAGTCATTAAGTAGTCAATCTGTTCCCTGATCTTCCTGTCAATATCCCGACCGACTAGGCTATCATCGTAGTCAAACTTCACCTCACCCTTGAAGCCTGTATCTTCCTCCGCTTCTTCGATGTGTACGTTAATGTCGATTTCGAGGGTTACGATTACTTTCATTGGCTTAGTCTTAGGGTTCATCAGGTTGTTTAACTTCTCCACTCCCTGCGATGCGGAGTTAATCAGTTTGCGTTGAAGGTCGGTGAGGGTCATAGGGATTCATTGATTTTTTGTGCAAGTGTCATAATACAATAGATGAATACGACCGTTGCGATGAGTGTTGCGATTATCATAGTGTTAACGATGTTTTCAGTTGTGCAATTTTTGAATCAATAAACTCAAGTAGTTCACCTTTTACATACAAGGAATGGTGATGTGGTTTAATCTTGTTATATTGTGGATTCAAAACGCTTACCATGTAAACCTCAATTTCTCTTAGTAAATGTAAGTCCATAATATCTGATGGGAGGTGAAGAACGGCACAAACATTAAATACTGGCAGTTGCTTACTTGCAAACTCTTTCCTAAATATCTGTTTGTTAAATATCGAACCTTTTTTATGGTTAAAATGACCTCTAATTCTGCCTAATAGATCGCATGAACTACCAATATAAAACTTGTTGTTTTCGATATTCTGAATCAAATAAATTCCAAATACATTAAACATATTCCTGTTACTTTGTTCGATGTAAGTATTAGAACTTGCAACAAACGGGTAGTTATAATTAGCAGATTTTAATTGGTCAATCATAGTGCTTCTGGGTGTATTTCAAATGCAATGTCTAATACTTTTTGATTGTAGAATGTACGGCTTAGAATTGCGGTGATACTCGACTTAGATATACTTTCATTGTGACGCTCCTGATAAAGTTCTTCTACTCGTTTACTATCACCGTATTTCCACTTGCGTTTTAGGTTCTTGATCTGATGTGCCTGATATGTCATTGTACTGCTTTTTGATTGTTTCAACTCTGCAAATGTATATAAAGTTTCATATAAATGTTTACATGAATAAGGAATATATTACAAATAACCGTAACTGCCTGATAATTAGCGGGATTATTTTACATGGAAAAGCCCCTGTTACGGGGCTTTGAGGGTTACATTTCTATACTATCTGCTAATTTTCGCTTTTCTTTTATCGCTTTATATTTCTCGTATGCCTCTGATTTTGGTTGCGTCTGTCCTAGCCCCTTACAATAGTAATCGTTTCGTAAAATGCACCTTGCCATTCGTTTCCATGAAGGAGCCCAGCATTTAACCTCTAGTTCGTGTGGGGCTTGATCTGGTATTTGCTCATATCCTCGCTTCTTCCATCCAACAATAAACTTTTTAAACCTTTCCTTGTAGTGTAACTGCATTTTATAAGGAAGTGATTTTAATAGGTAGTTAGTGTATGATTCCCATGTATGATTGTCGGGCTTCGTTACATCGTTGTACCCTGTCATGTTTCCAGTTTCCTGAATATACAAAGCTCCACTATTAACTCCTGAGACCCTGTTTAATAACTTATACCACGTGTTTGGTTCTAAGATATGATAAAGCCATAGCCCCTTTCTTTGATCATCTCCATACGGCTGACACAATCGCTGATTAGACAGTTTTACTCCCGCCATAGTCATAAGATCGTAGACTTTATTGTGCGGTAGCTCTTTGAACCGACTATGAAATACCCAAATATCCTCCGTCCGCCAATCGTAAATTGGATATACGTTGTATAGTTTTTCGGTCAGTCGTGTAGTCCATTTCCAACCGTTATATGTCAGGTTTTTCTTTGTCGCTACAATAGCCCTATATCGGTGCAATGATTCATCGGCTCTTATTCCTATAAACCCTGCTGTTAGCTGATCACCAGCATACCATTTGCCAAATATTACCATCAGTTCTTCAAACTCCATTTTAGGAACATAAAACGGATATTGCGATAAGTCTGATTCTTCCTTTGGTTTTTCCCTTACCCATAAGTGTTTGTTGTCTTCATCCCAACATACCCACTTAGGCTGAAAATCCGATACGGCATTCCTCAACAACAATTCACCACAGAACCAATGCAGGTCTATGTGATCTTTATACATATCAATCATGTTTCTGATATGTGTAATTGTGTTTGAATATTGAGCCTCTAAATCTATAATAAGGACTCCGACTATTTTATTTCGCTTGATAGCCTCCTGCATTACTAAGTGCATCATTACCGTTGAATCTTTACCGCCCGAAAAACTAATGTAGTATTTTTCGTAGGTGTCGAATATCTTTGCTATCCTATCTCTGGAAGCATCAAGTACATTTGAATTTATATATTGTTTCGTAGCCATTAGTATAATTCAGTTTGACGGTTAATACTTAACGCCTCTTCAATATCAATTTCGTTTCTGCCGTTTATCTGCATCCACTTGTTTAGATATTCATAAGCAATTCCATTTGCAAACTTCTGCTCATCTTCTGTCAGCCTATTGAATCCACTACAAAAAACAGAAGGCACTCCATTTGCATAACACATGGAAGCCTGACCAAGCCACGCAATTCTATTCATTGCACGGTTGGTAAGATAATGCTCACAAGAGTATTTCCATTCTGTTATTACTGATTCTAGTGCTGATCTAAACCGTTTTTCGTCACGCAAAAAGTCTGCATACGCTTGTTTACATTCTTCGGAGGTCATGCCATCTTTTCGTGAAGCATAAAAGCCAGCCTTATGACATTCCCATTTTTCATAGGTATGAAATATTCTATTCTCATCGCTTTCGTTTGGTATTTTATACATACCTAATTCATCTTCGCTTGTTTCATCTGTCAATATCGTGTATTCATTTTCTACACTGTCAGATGATTCCCATGCACTGCTAAAATCAGCATCCGTAAACAGATGTTCTAATCCCGATATTTGACATAACCTCAACACTTCTTCTTCGTCCATACCCAACTGCTTAGATATTCTCTGATTTGACCAATTACGGTTTTTCAACTCAATCACAATTTCGGACATAGCGTTTACTTGGTGCTTTCCCCTTGCTCTATTGTGTCGAATTGTGGATGCTATACGATCATTTGCACCGCTTTGTTCCTTGCGAATGTCAACTATTGGTAGATAACCAAAAATCCTTTGTCGAACTATCTTCGATTCCTTACCTACCCTGTTCCTATGGAAACCGTCAATAACTTCCGTCTTGCCTTTTTCTGGGTTATCCCATGTAACAATCGGTTGCGTATATCCATCATTCATAATAGACAACTCCAACAACTCCATTTCAGGAGGTGCCACCTTGTTTGGGTTGTAATCATTTGCTACAACATCATCCGAAGCGACCCACTTAACAAAATCAACTGGATTGTCTTTGAATGGCGAATGATTGTGAATTGTTTCACGCAACTGATTAATAACAGTTACTTTTTCATGCAACGTAAGGCCATCTAATGTAGACTTAATTGCTTCTTGTATTTTCGATATTTCCATAAATTATAAAAGCCCCCAAGACGTAGGAGTGTCAAGGGGGCTTCTAAGGTTAACTTCGAGAGCATACCGTAATCGCTCCTACCCGCTTACGGCACGGGGCAAATATACAACAAGTTTTGAAATATCCAAATAAAAAACCCCGATGGTTAGTCGGGGTCAACACGTAATCTGATCTTTTACTATATAAAGAACGCTACTATTTCGTTAACTTGCTGATGGTGCTATCCTTGACAGCCGATGACCGTGACGATCCGAAGTAATACCCGATGATTAGAGTGGTGATGGATGTAACCGATGACACGACAGAGAATGTAATATTCTCCGAGGCGTTGAGTTGTCGGGTCAGGACTAAGATATACAGGGTGCAGGTAAACAGTACGAAGATCAGCGCAATGATTGACCCCGTGTTTTTATTTAGCCATGTAGCCTCTGTGGAGGTGGCTATCTGAATCTCCCTGTTACGGGCATCTTTCCTGTCATCAACCT